TTCCTCGGTGGGAACATCCTTTCCAGGGATTCCGGGCTCAAACTCTGAAACAATATAGCCAAGATCACGAAGAGCATCAGAAAGCGTGCCCTTTCCAGAGCCGTAATCAAGCACATATTTTGCATCTGCCCTAGAAAGGTGCTTGTCCACCTCAACGGCCCACTTATACCCTTCGATGCCATATTCTTGCGTTTGGTAGATTTGCTGGTACTGACTCTTGTTGTAATCACTGATTAGCATAGGTCTTCCAATTTACACTTGGGAAAAGCTTCAATTCGACTTGTTGGGCTGGCGTTCCACACTTCAATGCCGCGCTTTTCGAGTTGCTTGGCTGCCGTCTCAAATGGCCGTGTCCACTTCTCATAGTACCGCGCCGTACGCTTGGCGTCAGCCTCCCAAGGGTAACCCTCGTGGAAGTGGATGTCACCGTTGTCATCGGTGTGCATGTCGAATCCCAGTAGGACGATCAATCTAGCGCCCTTATGGAACGCTAGATTGAGTGCCCCAAAGCCCGAGTTCACACCGTTAATATATCGCCCATCCTCTGCCAAACCATCACCGCGACGGCGCTCATAGAACGTCACATGATCCGCGCCGTCAAACTTTCGGGCTTCATGCGCCTCGGGCAGCGCCAAGTAGGGATTCGAGTGCGACTTGATGTAATTCCACCGCTTACGCACATAGCTGGCGTCAAGCGAGAACAGCGCATGGGCGTCCGCGTAGTGTGCTCCGTCGTTCACGCCAAGGAGAAGTCCCTTGTCGCGGACTTGATCAAAATCAAACCCGCGAAGGGACGTGCCACCCCCAACAATATAGACGCGACTCCAATCAGTAATAGTAGTCACTATCGTCATCCTCACCATACGGATCAGGCGGGTTATCAAACTGCCCGCGATAGAAACGATCCTTCGGGCGGTCTTGGTCCTGCTGCACCGCAACCATATCGCTAATGGAGACGCCGTTCACGTCAGGCGCTGCAAGACCAGCCCCCGAAGACGCCTTGATCTCCAACCGAGTAGACAACTGAAGGTATTGCTTTTGCTTCTGGCTGTACTTCACACTGACTGATTCAATATCAGTATCAGCCAACCGAGCAAATGAAGCAGCAATCGCCTTAGCCGCCTCCGCAGCAGCCGCATACACGCCCGAATTTTCCGAAAGCAGCCAGTCAATTTCCTCATCCGCGACTAGTTGGTCATTGGTATCCGTGTCTTGCACGAGGAAGCGAACGGCATCTCGATTAGAGTTTTTAGGGTTACCACTATATGTCCAAGTCATTTTCGTTACCTACAAAACAAAGGCCACTCGAAACCGAGCGGCCTTCATTATACCACAATCGCTGAGAACCATCCTACTGACTCAGAAGTTCAATAAGCTCCGACTTGTTCTTCTGTGCCGCGTAAGGAACGCCCTCAGACTTAGCCAGTTCCACCAGTTCCGCCTTGGTCATGTCGTCAAGGCTCGATTCCTGCTCCGGCTCTGGCTCGGGCTTCGGGGCAGTGTCAATAACAGGTCCACTCGCCGCAGGCTCGTTGACCTGTTGCCCAAGATAGTTTGCATCGTAAAGCTGGCGAACGCGCCGCATCGAAAGCATGTCGCGCTTCGGATCATAGCGTTCGCCGCGTTGCAGGGTTCGACCGCCAGCCTTGAAAGGCTTGCGAACATAGTGTTCGGCATTCGGATCGAACCGCTGCTTACCGTTGCGGCGAGCCATCGCTACCTCCTATTAGCTAACGATGCTATCCCAGAAGGCACCCAGGTCGGCGGACACCAGCTTCATGTCCATGTAGATGTTACCCTCAATCCGCTCGGACTTGAGGTTATCCATACGGAAGGAGCGGGTCACAATGCCATTGTTGCCGCCACCCAGGAAATCCCAGCGGAACACATAGCCAGCAGAAGCCTTCATGATGCCGGGGCTGGAAGGCGCATGAACCAGCAGGGCGGTCTTGCCACCGATGAAGCTATTGCTCTGAGTCTGACCCTGATCGGCGTCATTGACAATAGCATCCATGATCTCGATGCGATCAACCTCGAACAACGCGGCAAGCGCCTGACGAGTCACAGTAGCAGGCCCACCGGGAGTCTGACCGCGATCCAAGCGATCAATCAGGTCAGGGTGGTTGACCAGCGCGTCGTACACCGGACGGCCCACAACCATGACATTAGGCAGGCGGCCAGTCTTCAAAAGAATCGCCTGCCGGGCGTCCTGAACGTCGGTAATGGGATTGGAGTTGTCGTAATCGTCCCACTGAATCACCTCGCTCGCACTGGGACTGGAAGCCACACCGTCGTAGTCATAGCCCCACACGCCGCCGGTCATGTAGGTGTCAACGAACTGCTTCTCCTGACGAATCATCAGGGTATGCATCACCAGTTCGTTAGCCTCCATTCGAGGCCGCAGCACCGCATCAGCGTTAGCAACCACCTCGTCCGGCACGTCATGGTGGAAGGCCCACTCTTCGGCGTGATAGGTGTCGGTGTTGTAGTTGAACCCGTTACCGGCACTCTCAGTCCCCGGAGCCCGCTTCTGCGCCTGATCGCGCATGAAGTCGCCTTCCTGGTACTTGTAGAAGACACCAGAACGCTCCTGCACGGGCACGCTCGGGAACACGCGATTAAAAACAAAGTTGTCGGTGTTCTGAAGATAAGCGACACTAAGCTGAGTTAGCGGCTTATCAATATGGACATCATTCATAGTCGGAAGAGGCATAACCTAAATCTCCTTAGTTGGCGCGGAGCAGCACGGGAATGATCGAACCAGAGCCGCTGGCGGCCTCAAGCGCCTTGCCCAGCACAACGTCACCGGACGCAGCGGTCACAGCCTGACCGTTGGTGTCCGACGCCACATCATCGCCCTGCGAAACGCCAGCACCAGCAGAAACCCGGCTCACACCGTTAATTGCAACGTTGGCTGCATGGCCCGCAGTATCCGGGTCATTTTGCAGCACGCCGACCGCATCCGCGCCATCACCAGCAGTAGCCACCTGCCCACTGGCATTGATGTCCACAAAGTAGAACTGATTGCTGGAGAGGTCGCCAGACGCCGGACGGCTAATGGTCTTAATACACTCTTCATAGGCCATCAGTTAGCCCTCCTTGCTGTACTGTTCATAGAGCTTCATGCCCTCCGGCGTTTGCAGCACGTCGGAGTACGCCTTGGCGAAACTGACACCCTCGGCATCCGCCTTTTCCTGGGCCTTCTTATTAAGCTGGCCCTCAGCGGTTTCCTCGGAGTCGCTGCCAGTCACGCCGCGCTCCTTGAAGATCGAGCCATAAGCCTCGTTGGCACCATCAAGGATCTCTTTGGCGGCCTTGGCAACCTCCTCGTCGGTGGATTCAAGGGCCTTGAGAACCTTGGCCTTGGTGTCGGCATCCTTCGGCAAGTTCGGGTACTCAGACTCGGCTCGCTTCTTCAGGGCATCAAACTCACGAGCCTCGCGCTCGGCCTTAGCAATCTCCTCGGCCTCCTTGGCCCGCTTTTCCATGTCCTCAAAGCGCTTCCGCATCTCCTCGGGCATCTCGGCCTTGTTCACATTGTCCTCTTCAGTTTCAATGTAGCCTTCCGCCTTCAGAGTCTTCACGCGCTCGTCCTCGGACTTGCCCATGAACTCCGCCTTAGCGTCCACGTCCAGCTCATGATCAGCCATGTACCGCACCTCAGCGGGCCCGGCTTTGGCTACCTGCTCCAGCGACTCAAGCCGCTTTTCAAGTTGCTCGGGGTCCATACTAGTCTCCTTGTTGGTGGATTTCCCGATCATTTCGGCGAGCTTACCCTCCTCGGGCAACTCGTCTTCTGCGTCCAACGCTCGGGCCCGCCGAGCGATATGGCTTGCAACTTCAGACTTGTTATCGGCCCGTCCGAACGCCTGAATGGCGTTTTGCAGGTCGGTAACTTTCGCAATCGGATAACTGCCATCGGGCAGCGCCTTACCTTCCTCGGCAAGATTCTCTCGCTTCCAAAATTCCATCTTCGCGCCTGGAGATGCAGGCGAATCAACAGCAGAGATTTCCTCTACCTGCATGTCCTCAAGCTTGTACGCGCTTTGCTTTTCCGCCAATTGAAAATCCCTTGAACTCGCCGGATTTGACTCGCTTCCACGTTTCATCATCATCAATTTTCATCGTGATAAGCCAACCTACCTTACCCATATCGACACCAAGTTGTTTTTGAAGTTCATTCGTGAACACCATAGATTCAACAACTTGACCAATCCTTTCACCTTCGTGCATTGATTTGGCCGCACGGTGCTCAGAGATGAAGTTGTGAGCAGCTTTTACAAGCTCGTCTTCCGTGATCATATCGCCTTGCTTATCGACCACGGCCTCGCCG